CCTTGCAGCCGCACTCCCAAGCCGTGCGGTAAACATCGGCCACCAACGCCTCCGAGACGTTGTTCGGCAGGTTCACCGTCACCGAGATCGAATGGTCCACCCATTTCTGGATGGCGCCCTGCATCTTGACCTTGGCCACCCAGTCGATGTCGTTGGCCGTGGCGCCGTGGTAGGGCGACGCGGCGACCCACTCGTTCAGTTCGGCGTCGGAGATCGTCGCCAGCTTCGACGTGTCGTATCCGCTGGCTTCCAGCCATTTGACGAAATTATGATGGTAAACGTTGTACTCCTGGAACTTTTCGCCCGTTTCGTCCTCGTAATCGACGTGGGTGTCCACGTCCGAAGGATTGATCTTGCGGCGGCGCTTGTAGACGGTGCGGAACACCGGCTCGATGCCCGAAGTGGTCTGCGACATGAGCGACGTGGTTCCCGTGGGCGCGATGGTCAGCATGGCGATATTGCGGCGGCCCACCTTCGCCATCTCCTCGTAGAGCGCCGGATCGGCCTCGCGGATACGGGCGATCATCGGGTTGTTCACCTCCTTCGCGGCGTCGTAAACCGGGAAGGCGCCGCGCTCGGCGGCCATCTTCACCGAAGCGCCGTAAGCCGCCAGAGCGAGGCACTTCTGCACCTCGACGGCGAAGTCGATCGCCTCCTGCGTGCCGTAGCGCAGACCCAGCGCGGCGAGCATGTCGCCCTCGGCCGTGATGCCCAGACCCGTACGGCGGCCCTTCCGCGCCATTTCGCGGCTCTTCTTCCAAAGCTCCCGCTCCCCCCGGCGCAGTGTTGTTCTCATGCTGGCTGGATAGAAACCTTCACCTTCCGGCTCTCGCTGACATTAAGCACATCCGCATAGATGGACGGATGCTCTTTCTTCAGCCGGTCAGAGTTGACGCGCCGGGTCGTTCTGGTCACAAAATCCACCAAAAGTTTATCCGTGGTGGTGGCCAGTACGCCGTGCTCGTGGTTCTTCATCAGCTCAGCGATTCGCACGCTATGTGCAGTAATCGCCTCCTCGTTTGTAGTGATTTGAGATCTCAGTTTGGAATTGATGCCCTGCAGCTCAGCGATCTGCCGCAGGCTGCGCTCGTACTTGGCAGGGAACTCGATGGTAGGTAGTCCGGCCTGGCTGGCGCCGTAGATACGGCTTAAAGACTCCATTGCCAAGGTGGGTGCCACATCGGTCATGGTGGGCGGCTTATCGCGCTTCAGGCTCCAGATCCACTGGTCCAGCCGCTCAAAGATCATATCCTCTTTCGCACGATCACGCAGCAGGCGAGGTGTCGCCAAATCATTGTCGGGATTATTGCCCCAGATAGCAGCAAAGTCACCGATCTGTACGTCGGCCACTGCCATGTAGTAGCGCAGCTGCAGCTCATAGTAGAGGGGATACCGTCCATCTGCCCAGTCGTCACGCTTATAAAATGTGGGGTTCTTGCATTCCAGGATCCCCGGCTCGCCGCTGTCCTTATCCTCGAACCGAAAGTCGAAGTCGGCCAGTGCGTAGGGGAAGTCCGCGTGCTGATACATGTTGGTATCCGGAACGACCTTGTTGCCTGTGACGATCCCATAGAAATGGGCTGCGATGGGCTCCATCATGTGTCCCATATCCAACTGGTTCTGGTTTTTGGGATCACTGCGCTTCATGCGCCCCTTTTTCTGCATCCACAGCTCCAGAGGAGTTACCCACGGATTGACGCCAAAGATGGTAGAAACGTCACTGCCACCAACGGTGTACTCGATGTCGCCTTTCGGCCCATGATCACGGCATTCCAGCCAGCGGTCGCGGGGCATACCTTCGCAATCACAAAGAAGAATCGGTGCTGCCATCAGTAACTCACCTGCTTTGCATAGTCATAGTCGCTCCAACGCAGGGTCAGAGCGCGGGCCATGGTTTCCTGCACAGTGAGCAGCTTACTCTCAAGCACGCCGCTGGTCTTCATGATGAACGGGATCTCCTGCATGGCCATGAAGACATCATGTGCCGTCGCAGGCCCGTTACCGATTGCCGCCTCAAACATGGCGATGGACTCCAAAGCTGCCTTCTTGGGCAAGGAGAGTTTTTTGCAGATGGCCGTCATGGCGTTGACCGGATGCTCCAGCTGCACCGTCAGCAGATTGGTGAGTCGGGCGATGGAGTCGCCGTACTGGGCGAACAGCTGGTCCAAGCTCTCGATGAAGTCGGGGATCTTGGACTGGCGCCGATGCTCCACGGCCACGATGCTGCCGATGTGGATGGGATGCTCCAGACCGACCAGCAGAGCGGCCACCTTTGCAGATGCCATGCCGGTATCGGAGGTGGAGAAGCGGATACCGGGCGTCAGGCGACTGGCCGTAGCCTTTTTGCCCATGGACTCCAGCATCTTCTCATACGCACCCAGCAGATCTTCCTTCTGCATGGGCAGCGACCAGGATGCGCTGGTGATAGCGTGGTCGGAATAGCCGCCCAGGAACCGATTGTCCGGGAACCGGGCGTCCATCTTGTCACGCAGGCCCTCCAGCAACTGATCGATCTCCAGGATGGAGTAGTCGCGGCTGTCACCGGAGTGTGCGGCGGCGACCTTCTCATCGCGGATCAGCAGAAGGGCGCCGGACTTGTTGTGCAGAGCAAGGCAGGAGTTGAGCACTTCCGATAACTTCTCACGGCTCAGCTTCGGTAAAGCAGTGCCATTGATCTTCGCCCGATCCAACAGGCTCTTGTACGCGGTATCGCGCAGGGGATAGTAGTGGTCGCCCAGCTTGATGGCCAGCCCCAGGTTATCCGCGGTGTCACGAATCGCATCCTCGCTGACAGCGGGTGCGAAGCTGGTGCGGTCGCCAAACAGGGGCGAGTTCTTGTCCAGAGGCGCCACCGTCAGGTGGTTGACCTCCGTGCGCTCCCATCGACTTTCCTGACGCATCTTCTCATGATACGCGAGCATGAGGGGGAAGCTGGTGAAGTTGATGGAGTAGCTGTCCTGGCAGGGTTTTGACATAGTTCATTGCTCCTTTCAGATTTTTTTGGCGGGGGATTACCGCCTTGATATGCAAAAACAGCGCCGCCCCGGTATGTCGGGATGACGCTGTTATGCCCAAAATATGAAATCAGGCCAGAAAACAAAAAAGTGCCATCTGCATTGCTGCAAATGGCACTTTGATACACGGATACTGTGCTCGCTTGTTTGGAAGCGGCTCTGATACTATATTTATTATTATATCATTACCAGAGGCTTCCGTCAATCACTGAAAAGAGCGTTGTTAGGGTTATAAGCTGTTGAGCTGAGACTGGTCAAATGAATTGAGGGTCAGTCCATGTGCCTTGATGGCGGCGCGTTCCTCTTCCTGCAGGACAGTACGCAGTGGCGTCTCTCGCTCCAGACAGAGCAGATCCAGGTACTCCGACACAGACATCTCCCGGATCGGCACGATGCTGCGCCGGTTATAGTCGCTCATATCCAGATACAAAAGCGGCTCCACCAGTTTTCCGTCGAAGAGGCAGAAGGCATGGCGATAATACTCGTCCCCGTTTCCTTTGCGATAGCAGAACAGGATACGCAGCTTTTCCCATGGTGTCAATTCCTCCAGATGCTGCATGACCATGTTATAGACATTATTGTAACAGGCACGCATCTCAAAAAGCTCTGGATGGTTTTTAGCCAGTTGGATCGACAGCTGTGGGTCATAGGCATACATAGCTATTCCTCCGTATCACCGGTCTCGCTCGCTGCGCCAGAGAGTGATGCTGTGAAGTAGAGCAGTTGGCGGATGATGTCGGCCAGCTCATAGGTGGTTTCCCGACTGACCTGCTCCGTATGGTCATTGCACAGATCGGAGTGGACCCGTTCAATGATCTCGGTGGCGACATTCAACCGCACCTTGCGCTCGGCGTTTGTCATGCAGGCACCTCCGTTGCGATGCCAAGGCTCCATGCCAAGATAAGAAGGTCCATATCATCCAGTGGGTAGCCATAGCGGCGGTACCTTTTGGGGAAGAAGAAAATCTTGTCCTCAACCTGTTGGATGCGCCCATCTTTCCCCTGGAAGCTGCAGGTTTTCCCAATCAGCTTCGGGGTAACAGCAGCAGTCTCTGCTTTGATGCGGGTATAGTCCAGAAGCGCACTGTATTGCAGCGCAATGTCGAGGTGGGGATTGGCAGGGAACTTCTCATTGATCAGAGCCAGGACGGAATCGCAGATCTCTTTCCTCTTTTCTGCTGTGTGCTGCTCATTGAAGCTGAGCGTGAAGTAGGAATAATCTCTGCCATCAAGCCCATGGCCGGGCATGGTGTTGAAAAAGCAGTTACACCAGAAGAACAGGTCCCAACCACCGTCACAAAAGAGGTACTTTCTGTCATCGTACTGATAACATACGAATTGTTCCGCAATGGTGGCCATGATCTGCTCCATCTCTGCGCTGCGTAGCATAGCGGCCTTAGCACGCTCAGCGATCCCGTCCGCATACGGCTGTGTTTGGGTACGGCTTCTGTTTGCATCTCGCTCCACCTGCGTATAGGTGAAGCGAAAGCGCAGGGTGTCCAGAACCTCTGCAGCGTAGCCGCGGCCGATCAGATCCCGGCCGTTTTCCGAGATATAGCTGCGATCATGACGGACGTTCATTGGGCACCTCCGTTCGCATCTTTTTCTTTGAACAGAGATCCGCAAAAGCCACGGGCATTGAAGTCGGACTTGTCTGCCGGCAGCTCCCGGTCACGGCCGGTGGCAACGAAATAGAAGAATATGGCCGCACTGTGAGTGAGGCAGCCGGAGTAATGAGCGCAGTTCTTACAGCTTTCCTCTCTCATACAGCAGCCTCCTTTTCGTTACCGGGCTTCAGATCCAACAGCAGATCCAGAAGATCGTCCGCCTCGCGCAGCACACCGTAGAGTGTGTTGCGGCTGGTGAAGGTACGCATGAAGAGCTGGCTGGCCTGCGCAGTAGTTAAGCTGCCCTTAGCCATGATATAAGCCACCATGTCCTGCTGGAAGGGGCCGCTGTGCGCGTGCTCCTTGTCACCGTACAAACCGGAGTCGATGCCCTGAGTGAGTTTGCGGAGTAGGGTGTCTTTATCGGTGTTACACACACCTCTTTTCCCGAACGCGGGCAAGCTCGGCGCGATCACCATAATATTCGAAGCCGTAGTCCGTGAGTTTGATCCTGACAGGCTTGCCGCTGATGATGCTGTGCCCTGTGATGAGGACATCGGCGTCCCCTGTGAGGGACAGCCCCGTCTCCGTCTGCAGGTTCAGCACGCCATCCGGCAACCCGCCGCACTTCTCGCATACCGGGGCCAGCTCCACGAGCAAACTCCCGATGATGCAGCTTGCTTCCTTGCGGCTGCAAGCGACCTTATACATAGATTTTTCGCGCCACAGAGTCGTAAATCCCTGACGTGATCGCGACCGAGGTCACGGTGTTGAAGTTGATGAGAAAGACATTGTTGACCATGTTGTTCAGCGTCGCATCCTTCAACACCTTAATCTCTTTCTGCGCGTCGGCAATCTGAGCCTCATGGAGAATGGCCGCTTCACGGTTTGTGAAAATGCCTTCATCCATGTGGTTCATATTCACATGACTCACAGGCGTTCCTTCCTGAATGACCTCTCCCGTCTCAATGTCTTGGACGTGATCGAGCCACCCGATTTTTTCATAGGCTTTCATTGCTGCTTTCGACCTCCACTTCTAAGATATTATATTTGAAGGCTATATAAAGCCCCTTGCCCGGTGTTTTTGTGAAGACCCGTTCGCCCGCTGACGCGATGATGTCGCCGTCTTTGTCCACGAGCTGCACCTCGGCGACGTCACCGATCACGGTATCGTCGAAGTAAATGTAGACCCTCGCGCTTGCGCCCTGCACGAAGCGGCGGAAGGGCTCCGCTGTCTGTGGCACGCCGTTGAGCGTGTAGTCCGCATGATCGACCGAGTCAACGAACCGCTGCCCGATCTTCTGGATACCGATAGAAGTCAATGTTTTCATTCTGCTGCGCCTCCTTTCGCGTTGGTAGAGCAGCGCGTGGAGGTGGAGCATCTCAGGTAGACCTTTGCACCCTGCGCCGCCTTCGAGCCCACCTCAATGTCCGAGGCGAAGCCCTGATAAATGGTGTACGCGCCGAAGTGATAGAACTCCTCGGAGGCTGCAAATGTGCCGGCTCTCGGGAAGGGATTGCCGCCGCCCGATGCGCCGCCTTGCGCCATGACCGTCGAGGCCACGAGATGTCCTTCACTGACGATATGCGGCCACACGCCGCACACGATCTCTCCGCACCTTGGATAGCGTGAGAAGCCTGTCTGAAGCCAGGATTGAATAATGAGCCTGCCGATGGTCTCCATACCGTAGGCGGGCTTACTGCTGCCCTCCTTGACCTTGCGGACTTGCCCGTCGATGACCGAGAGATTTGTGACGCCGCTGGGCTTGGAACTGTTCAGGAAGATGATGAACTCAGCCCAGCGCTCCGCATCCTGATCGGCGAACAGTTCAATCCGGCTGCGGTCGTAGCCGAGCGCGGTCAGCGCATAGAGAACGCCGCGCCGCGTGCCGCTCCACTGTGAGATGATCCCCTTCATGGACAGGCGCGTCCGATAGGCTTCGGCGTCCTCGCCCTCCAGTCGCGGCATATCCCGGTCTTGCCCATGCACGGGGAGCATGACCTCTGAGCAGCTTGCTACGTTCGCCTCGCTGCGCACGCGGAAGATCGCCGCCTTCAGGTCGTCGAACTCGCGCCCCATGACCTTGAAGAAGATGCGGAGCTGGTTGACCGTCTTCCGGCCCTTTTTCAAGGGAGCGAAGAGCAGATCAAACATATATTCCCCGAAGGTCTTAAACTGCTTCATCCGCTCACTCCCTTTCGACCGTCACAGAGACGTCGCCGAGGGTGATGACCTTGTCCTTACCCAGCTTCACATCCGCCTCCGGCTCGGAGACCGCCGCGTTGGTGGCCCCACTGTAGCCGCTGCGGATCGCGTGGTTGATGTCGGACAGGGTCAGCTCGTTGAGCTTGCGGCTGCGGCGCACGGCCAGCAGTTCGGTGAGGATCGCCTTGACCCGGTTCTCCACCGCCTCGTCCGTGTCCGCCGTGTCGGTCGTGACCGTGACGGAGATATTCTGCGATACGGTCACAGAGGACTTCACGAGAATATTATCATACGGGCCAGCGATCTTGTCAACGGCTTCTCTTACTGCCGCAAGCAGTCCCTCCGTTGCCTCGCCCGCCGTGCCTGTCACGATGACGTCCACCGTGCCCTGCCCGCGCGGGTGGTTGCAGTCGGCCTGTGCGAACAGTACGCCGGGGACGGACTCCGCCGCGTCAACGAAGGTGTCCTCCGTCGCCCGCTGCGCCAGCTCCGACCACGAGCGGAGTGTCCGCGCCCTCGCGCTCTCGTCGTCCTCGGTGTCGCTGCCTTCCCGCACGATCCAGTCCTCGGCGTTGCTGAATGTGACGTCGCCGAGGTAGGTCAGCGTGCGCACGATCTGCCCTGCGGGGACGTTGTAGCGGCTACCCTCTGTCTCGGCCTCCACCAGCACGTCCACGGAGGACGCGCCCTTTTGCAGCGTCGCCGCCTCCAGTACGAAGAATCGCAGCTCCTCGCCGTTGATGTCGAGGATGCTCTTGAAGACGTGGCCCTTGGGGATTTTGACCGCCTCGCCCGTCATGTCGGTGCGGCTGACGGTGACGAAGCCCTGCGTCTTCTGCGCCTTCTTGCGCTTTTTGGAGTAGTCCGCCATCTTCAGGTCGAGCCACGCGCCGCCCGCGTGGGAGACGAACATATTGTTCAGCACGACGCGGAGCAATTCAATGACCTCGACCTTGATGCGCAGCACGATCATGAGCATCGTGTAGAACACGCCGCCCGAATGGAAGTTGCTGATGACGAAGCCCTCGTCTTTCAGTTCCTCGACCTTCTGCTCCTTCAGCTCGTCCAGCGTAGGCAGAGGGAGCACGGCGTCCAGTATTTCCTTGTCGATCATTCTGATACCACCTCCACGCTCACCGCGCCGATGATGACGTCCAGCTCGCGCCGCGCGTCCTCCTCCGCGAAGCGGAAGGAGCAGTGCAGCACGACCGCGTCATCCTCGAACGCAATACTGATCTCAATGCTTTCCGGGAGGATGACCTCCCGCTTCTGCAGCTTGAGCCGCACCCGCTGGGTGATCTCCAGACGGGTCAGCTCCGTGTCCTCGGACTGGATGAAGTCATACAGGCCCCAGCCGAACTCGGCGTCATAGAAGACGTCTCCCGGCTGCGTGAGCGCCTCAAGGACGATGTTCTGATACAGACACTCCAGCCCCGAGCAGAGCGGCGCGTCGCCGTCTGTGGCCTGTGTGAGCTGCCACTCGCTGTTGAGCCGGATGTCCGTATCGTTCAGGCCCGTCATAGCTCCACCTCCCCGATGATTGCAGGGGTGAGGTCGCCGTAGGGAAGCGCGACGGCCACGACCGCCCCGGCCTTGAACTGTTTCTTAGACTTAATTCCCGGAAGCGCGGGATAGTTGGCGTCGGAGTTGCCGAAGCGGTCGATGACGGTGAGTTTGTACTCGTACCAGTAGGAGGTGATGTGCGCCTTGAACACCTCGCCCGTCACTTCGTTGTGGACGATCAGTTCCTCAATGTCAAAGGCGTCGCTCTTTGCCGCCGAGTCGATGGTGGCGAAAACGGGAACAGGTACTTGCCAACTCGGAAGGATATGCCGGTTGGTCAAGAAACCGCGTGCA